TTTAAGAATCTATGATAATAATGCCCTTTATAATGCTTGTAAGGAATGTGATAAAGTATTTTGCTGCTTTATATTTACACCAGAGCAAATTACAAATAAAAATGATTTCAAATCTAGTAACGCAATCCAATTTATGATTGAAAGTCTAAAAGAACTATCATATGAATTTAACAAACTGAATAGTAAATTATATTTACTGTATGGTGATAATAATAAAGTTATATCGGAATTAATAGATAAGTTGAATATACAATCGTTATATTATAATCGCGACTATACTCCTTATGCGCTCGTAAGAGATCATAAAATAAAGGAATTATGCAATGACGCTAATGTAATTTGTAATGAATTTCAAGATTATTATCTATACGAACCAGGCACTATTCTAACTGGTAGTAATACTTGTTATAAGAAATTTACACCATTTTATAATAAGGCATTGAAAATAAGCGTAGATAAACCCACTACAATACTCAAAAAAAATTTATCTGTTAAATTTGTCACACTCGGTCATTCAACATCGTTCAATGCGATGTCTATCCATTATAAAATTAATGAAAACACATTAGTAAGTGGCGGAAGAACAAATGGACTAAAACAATTGAAAGAAACAATTAAAACACAGCAGAAATACGACCAAACGCGTAATATATTATCGCATAATACAAGTTTATTGTCAGCATATATCAAATTTGGTTGTATATCAATTAGAGAAGTGTACCATTTTTTTCGCAATAATTTCGGGATTAACAGTGAATTAATGCGTCAGTTGGTATGGAGAGATTTCTACGCGCAAGTATTATTCGCATATCCATATGTATTGGACCCAAAAAATAATAAGATAACATGGAACAAGAATAAGACATATTTAGAACGTTGGCATTTAGGGAAAACTGGTTTTCCTGTAATAGACGCATGCATGAGACAATTAAATGAAACCGGATGGATGCACAACCGTGGAAGATTGGTTACATCTTGTTTTCTCGTCAAAACATTACTACTTGATTGGCGCGACGGGGAAAAATACTTCGCGAAAAACTTAATAGATTATGATGTAGCGAATAATAATGGAAATTGGCAATGGTTATCGGGAACGGGCGTTGACACTATGCCTTATTTTAGAACATTCAATCCATGGACACAATCCGCAAAATATGACCCAGATGCGTTATTTATAAAAAGATGGATACCAGAATTAAAAGATGTAGATGCAAAAGATATACATAATTGGAATATAGAATATAGTAGTAAAAAATATGCGTCTGTAAAATACGAACGACCTATAGTGGATTTTAGCGAACAACGAAGTAAATCAATTGAATTATACAAAAAATTTTTATAAATATATGTTTTAGTAGAATAACGAACTAACGAACGAATGAAATGAATGAAATATTATATTGTACTATTATATATTATGAGACAACAAACCGCTTGGATGCAACATTTGCAACAGACGTATAAGAACGGTAAGCAACAAAATGCCGAATACAAATACTCCCAGGCGATGAAGGACGCCAAAAAAGATTACAAAAAGCAGCAAGGTGGTAATCAGCAACAACAGCAGCAACAGCAACAGCAAGGTGGTAATCAGCAACAACAGCAGCAACAGCAACAGCAACAGCAACAGCAACAGCAAGGAGGTAAACAGCAGCAACAGCAACAGCAACAGCAGCAGCAGCAGGAACAGCAGCAGCAGCAGCAGCAGCAGGAACAGCAGCAGGATAACGGTTTTTTTGATTTTTTCGGAGGGAAAAAGAATAAGAAGAAACAGAAGCAACAAGGAGGTAAAAAGAACAAGACTTATAAGCAACAAGGAGGTAAAAAGAACAAGTCTTGCAAGAAACAGGGAGGTAAAAAGAACAAGAGTTCAAAGCAACAGAAAAAGTAAACAAGTATTATGAAGTATTATAATAAATACATCATAATATCAACCAAGGTGGGGTTTAAATATCAAGTGAAACAACATTCTTATCAGATTTTCTACGACTGGATTTCTTAGGAAGAATTGTCTCACTCATATCTTTGATACTTGAAATACTAACTACAGAATCATTATCTTTTGCATCACTTCTAATATCAACATTTTTCGTTTTAAGACCAGATAATATATCATTGATGTCGGTGTTTCGTGGGCCAGACATTTCCGGTCTCACTGATGGTTCATTAACAGATGAACGCGCGTCAACATTTACACCAGATTCCCTGAACATAGTAGAACCAACCGAATTATCATTGGAGGTAAAATTCATCCCGGGTCTTTGTGGAGGTGCTTGGTCGCGAGTTCTAACAGCTGCAGGTGGTGGGTTATTCGTGCCGGGTTTATTTTGCTGTAAGAGTTCACTAGCAAATGACATACCGGGAGCGGTTTCTTTCATAGAATTCATAGTTGCGTCAGTAAACATTCGCATCAATTCGGGAGACTGTTTAATAACATCGTTGAATCCGGGCGCTGCTGTAGATAGAGCTTTATTACTAAAATGAACAACACTTGCACTGAAACCGAGACGAAGTAAAAGACTTAGTTCTGGACTCATTTTACCACCCTTATATTTCTCGTGTAGTTCCTCGAAAATTTCATTATAACTATCTACGTCCTCACTTATAGATTCACCCCAACCGTCAAGAGAGACCCCAAAGGGGTCAAACATAGAATTACCGTATTCTATAGTATTAACCATCGTAATGAGCCAATTTTGTTGAATCTTTACAGAATCGCGCTTACGCTTATCATCCAATGCTCCCTCATATTCATCCTCAATTTCATCATAATTAGACTCTAGAGTAAGTTTTGACATATTTTTAATGATACCCTTTTCGTGCCAATCATCTAAATGTTTCAGCATCATGCGCTTTTTCCTACGCTTCTCTCTGTCAGTCATATTATTTGATGACGAAGGTTTACTATCACCTCCCATGCCACTCAATTTTGTAAATCCATCCCAAGTCTTACTCTGTGCGCCCATAGATTCTGCGGTAGAAGACCCAAGTTTAGAATCATTACCAGTAACGGGTTCCACATTTTTATTTTCATTCATACCAAACATAGATTTAGCAAAACCACCAAATGAATTATTGGTATCTACCTTTTTCAAGTCAGGATTACCACTTGAATAATCAGTCTGAATATTAATAGATGAAAGGTCGTTCAACTCTTCTTCTAGTTTATCCAATTCGCCTAAATCAATCTTTGTTTTTGATGTATCGTTTGATTTTTTATCATTCATTAACAACTCCATTCCCTCACCGAGACTACTCGTTGATTTTGAGGTTTCCATACCTCCAAGTGAAATATTGATGGGTTCTAAATCGGTTAAATCGATGGCTTCCATAGTCTATTATTATTATATAAATTTTATGTTTAAGTTCTACGCAATATTAATAATATTATGTTTTTTTAAATACCATAGGCCTTGTAAAAAAGCATCTGCCAGGTCGTCAATTTTTTTATGTTCTAGGACGTGCGATTTCCATGAACTGAAATATGGGTTCTCTATAATTCGTTTGGTATGAAATACAGCATCCATCTTATGTTGTTTATAATTTGACTCCTCGGCATCGTGTTCCTTCTCAAAACCCTTAAGTTTATTAGAAGATGATAAAAATTCAATTTGTATTGAATCGTGTCTCATAATAAAATACTGTGCGAGCATACCTTGTATGGATTTCATACGATTTGCGATTGGCGATATCTGGTTCTCTATAATAACACGTTCAACCTGTGAAAAATCAACCTTATCAAACTCAATTTTGATATTTTTACCAATGGTTATAAGGTCTATATTAGAAGCATTACTTTTTGGTTTTAAGATTGGTTCCAACGAATGTTTATCAAAGTATTCCAACATTTGTTCAACGACCAATTTCTTCGTGTTTTCTGGTATAATATTAAATGACAATGCCAATTGTTTTAATTCATCAGTTTTCATTTTATTCAATGTGCTGCTTTTATGACTCTTTGATGGTATTAATAAGTCAGTAGTCTTGGCGTGTCTTTCGCAAAAACAAAGTTCATTCTTGGTATATTTAGCTTTATTCCCACACGGTTTGACTGTCGGTTTGATATCTTTTTTTTTATTACCCTTAATTATAATATTGCAGTTACATAAAACCGTATTTTTATTGGCGTCGGGCATAAGATTAATAACATTCCAATCTTTAACCCCAATATTTTCACCAGATATATCGAAAAAACAATAAGCCATATTTTTTATACCGACATCAAAACTAACTAACTTCATTTCCTATAAGATAATACCCAAAGTTTATATATATAAATTTCAAGAAAATACTTATAACCGAAAATACTTATAATCTTAATATAATCGTTTTATATATAATAGCATGAACTGTGGTGTTTATGATTCTAATATAAAAAATACAATCCTCTTCTATATACAAGTTCCTGAAAATACAGAAAAAGAAAGCACGAAATTAAAATCAGTAGATATAAATTTAACATTTATACCAACTTACGGAGTAGAGATAAAAAGAATATTTACAGTAAATAAAGATGTTATAATTTATAAGGACAATAAGGCATCTATTCGTGAATTATACGAAGGAACCAGTGTATATATAGTTATTGAAATAACAGAGAATAAACTGTATGATAAATTTATTGATTTAGACAACCTTAAATTGGGAATAGATATTTCTTATTATGATGTAGAAATAAATAAAAGGATTAATATGTTGATAAATTCATCATTTACATCA